ATATCTATCAATTCTCTCGCTCGCCAAAGCTATTATTTTTAGATAAGTTTTTACTTCGTTTTTTACTAACTCACTAACTTACAAAAACTATTTTAATACTTCACATTAATTTTGTCAAGTATTTTAATGAGAAATATTAAATGTTTTTTGTCATGTTCTTAGAAAGGTTGATAAATCAATGTTTCAGACATTTGACAGAATAAAAGAACTTGCCAAAAAGCAAGGCCTTTCAATAAATTTATTGGAAGAAAAACTTGGTTATAGTAGAAATACTATTTATAATCTAAAAAATTCAAAACCGTCCACTGAACGAATTTCAGAAATCGCCGACTACTTCAACGTGTCCACGGACTACCTATTGGTACGCACTGATAATCCGAATATTGCAAAGGATACCGTCACTACTCCAGACGGCCGTGTGGTCGACTTGTCAAATCTTCGCGAACGTGTTGTCCTGTTCGATGGCAAGCCATTATCAGACGACGATGTAGATAAAATCGCTCAAATCATTAAACTCTCTTTGGGGGTATCGGATATTGAAAATAAATGAACTACTGGATGAATACCAGGTCACGCTCTATCTCTTCCCAGAGACCATGTGGGAGCGTAGAGGCTTCTATTTCCCTGATGAGCGCATCATTTACGTTAACGGTAATCTTACCCAGGAAGAGCGCGAAGAGGTCATTCTGCACGAATTAGGGCACATAAACCACAATCCAGCGCATTACAAGCGACTGCTATATAAATACGAAAACGAAGCAGACCGCTTCATGATTCGCCATCTCATTTCTGAAGAACTCGCACAATACGAAGTATCAGACTTCAACTGGCTCCAGTTTGCCGAAAGACACAAAATCTCAACAACCTGGGGCGAAGATATGATTCAGGAAGAGTTTTATAAATTAACTGGTAGTTGATTTAATTTTATAAAAGGAAGATTAACAAAAATGTCAGATGCTGTAACTAAAAAGAAAAATATACTAAGAGATAAAGTTTACAAGTCAAAAAAACATGCTGGAATAAAAATTAGGCTTGGATCCACAGTAACCTATAATCCAAACCATCCAGAAAATCTATTGGAGAAGAATATTATGTCAGAAGATACTTACAGCAAATCTGAAATTGACCTAAAACTTGATAAAATCAATTCTGATACTCAACACGGATTTGAGAAAAATGATTTGAAATTTGATCAGCTAAAAAAAGAAATGCAAAGTAGTTTCGAAAAAATCGACTTAAAGCTCGATAACTTCGAAAAACAAGTAGAAACTCTATTACTAACCCAAGAAAACAAGAGATTAGAGGAGCAAGCCAAAAGCAAAAAAGAGTTCATGTATTGGTTTATTGGATTGTTAGTTAGTACCTTGCTTGGCATACTAGCAATTATCGTAACCATTTTAACAACAAAATAACACTTAAGAGGATAAATTGGAGGTCAATATGAAATTTTGTCCTGAATGTGGCAATCCCGTAGAGGGCTATAAGTTCTGCCCGAATTGCGGTTATTCTATCGCTAACCAAGAACCGACTGAACAACCTCAGCCAGTCAATAAAACAACTTCTCCATCTCCTGCTCCACGAAGCAGAAAAACGGACAAAGTCGGACCACTTGAGATCGATAGATATAATCGTACCTATCGTATTCATGGAGCTCAAAAAGCAAAAGGCTCTTCTGGCTTGATCGGAGGAGCAATTAAAGGCTCGGTAAAAGCAGGGCTTGCAATGGGAACGATGGGATTATCTTTGATACCGTCCTTGGTTAAGAAAGATAAGAATGACACAGATTGGTATTCCTTCGAGGATTTAGTATCCTATGAATTGATTATCAATAATGAGACGGTTGTTTCTGGAGGAGTTGGTCAAGCATTGATTGCAGGCGCTATGTTTGGTGCGATTGGCGCTGTTGCAGGCGGTATTGTTGCAAAAAGAAAATCAACTTCTAAAATTTTAAACATGACAGTCCGTGTAACCTCAAATGACTTCACCAAACCAGTCGTATTTATTGACTTGATTAGAAAGCCAGTAAAGAACACTTCGAAAGAGTATAAGGAAGCAGTCGAAAACGCTCAGCGAATCATGGGAGCCTTGGATGTTATCGTCCATAATTCATAAAAAAAATCCCCACACTCGCAAAGTTTGGCGACTCTGAGTGTGAGGAAATCATGTATAGTAAAAGGCATTAAAAAGCCCTCTTTACTATACCCATTTTATCAAAAAAGTGAGGTAAAATCAATGTGGATGGAAGAATTGCCAAACGGCAAATATAAATTTTTTGAGAGATACAAAGATGCATATACCGAGAAATTAAAAAAAGTCTCAGTAACGATGGAGAAAAAAACTCCCCAGGCAAGAAATCAAGCTATTTTACTCTTGCAGGAAAAGATAAATAAGAAACTAGAAGATAAAAATAAAAACGTATCTGATATAACATTCAAAGAGCTTTATGATGAGTTTGAGGAAAATTGGAAAAATGGAGTTAGAGAATCAACGATCTATGCAGCAAACCATGTAAAGAATGAAATATTTAATCAGATAGAGGGAGATTATCTAGTTAGAAACATTGACCGTAGATTATTGCAGAAAGTCATAGACCAACTGATTAAAGATGGGCGCTCCAGGAATTATACCGCCAAAATAAAATTTAAACTTAATCAGATTATGAAATACGCTCTTAGAATGAATTATATCAATAGCAACGAGATGCTTTTTGTCGAGCTACCCCGTAAAATTACAACCTCCGATGACTTGAAAAAGAAAAGGACAAAATATCTGGATCGTAAAGAGTTCAACCTCTTTATTAAATCTTTACAAAAAGAGGCTTTACGTGATTATCGTTTAAACAAGTATATCCGTATAGCCAAAGTCCTTTTTCTAACTGGTATGAGATATGGAGAGCTTGCTGGCTTGAGTTACAAAGAGGATATAGACTTCCCAAAAAAGACAATCCACATAAGACATACATACGATTTTAGACTTAAAAAGAGAACTGCACCAAAGACTGCAAAATCAGATAGAATTATAACTGCCCCTAAAAAAGTGTTAGATATTATCAAGGAGCAAATTATAGAGAATACAAAAAACGGATTTGATACTGATTCTATTTTTATCAACACTCTAGGAGAACCAATAACAAGTGCCAGAGTTATTATACCTTTAAAAAATCATGGTAAAAAGCTAGGTATTGACAAAAATATCACTACTCACATGTTCAGACATTCTCATATCTCTTTACTTGCTGAACTAGGCATCCCACTAACTGCCATCATGGATAGAGTAGGCCATTCAGATTCAAAGACAACACTTGAAATTTATTCACACGTTACCCAAAAAATGGTATCAGATATATCCAGCAAGTTAGAAAAGATAAAACTATAAATTTTGCCCCTTTACTGCCCCTTTTCCCCTCGATAAGATAAACAAAAACCCTTTAAACCATTGATGTTAAAGGGTTTGTTTTATGCACGAAAAAAGAGCACACAANCACAGAGTTGATCAAGACCAAACCCTTCTTACGAGGATTTGAAGAACGGTCATAGAGATAGAGGACCTCAGTCGGCTGCATATAGGCCTTAACCCCAGTTGGGACGAGAACAATCTCTCCCGGAGCAATCACCGTACGCACTGCAACCTTTAAATCATAACCAGCTGCATGAGCTGTCTCACGCTTAGGCAACAAATTTTCATCTGTAAAACTCGAAACCAATTCAAAACCACGAATTTTCATATTTTCTCTTTTCTATTATCTTTTATTCTAGGCTATTTTATCTTATTTATTCGAAAAAAGCACGAAAAAAGAGCACACAACAATTATAGACAATACGATAATTCACACTGTTTCACAATACGTTGAAATTTAGAGCTTTAAAGCGAGGACAAAGTTGTTTTTTTACATCATTTTACAGAGGTTTACGACATTTTTGCCCCTTTTTTGCCCCTTTTAAGCAAACAATAAAACCGCAGGTTATTGCCTGCGGTTTAGTGTAATCTATTTTGAAATTCTTTCTATTATTATTTTTCTTTATCAACTACGGTGATAAGACCATCTGGTTCAGTTTTAAATGCTGGTTCTGTGTGAAGTTCACCGTTTGCTTTCAGATAGTACCATCCGTCACCAGACTTGATAAATTGTTTAGATAGCATGTAACCATCTTTATCATCAAGATAATACCAGGTTTCCCGATATTTGACCCAACCTTTGACCATGCCGCCGTCATGGTCAAAGTAATACCAGCGATGGTTGATGAATACCCAGCCAGTCACGGTTGCGCCACGCTTGTCAAGGTAGAACCAGTATTTACCATCAAAGAACCATTTATTGATTAGGCAGTATCCCTTATCATCAAACCTGAACCACTCGCCGTTAATCTGCTTCCAATTGTTTGTTGGATAAGAGCCGTCTGACTCTTCCCACCACCAGCCATAAGCATCTTGGCGCCAACCTGCTTCAGTAGAGATACCCTCTTCGATATCCTTCTTGAATTGATCACGACTGATACCCCATTTGGCCAGATAAGGATATGGATCCACATGGTCTGAGTAGTTGCGAGGTTGATTATATGTGCAGTACTGATGTGTCTTGATTCCTGCTAGACTGTCAGAGTCCAGTGTTTTCGGAATCCCTGCTTCATCTGCTAGATTGCGCAAAAGTTCAACATATAGCTTATAATCACGCATAAACTCTTCTTTTGTGCTATGACTCTCAATCAGTTCAACCTGGCCGTAGCCCTCTACGTTCCAGCCGCCTCCTACGTCATAGGCTCCCATATCTGTGTACCAGGTTTGCATCACACGACCGTTACCGACAACGTGCGAGAAAAATCCTGAATCAACAGGTCGGCGCATATGGTAGTCTGCTTCATTTTGAGCGGTTGAGTTGGGGTTGCCCGTTGAGTGAGCGTGAATCTGACGATAGGGTTGCTCTCCAACTTGCGGTAAATCAGTCCTTAATCTACTTGTATCAATATCCATGATTATTCCCCTTTCCAGGCATCGTTCATGCGTTTCACTGCTGACTCGATAAATGTATCGAGGTCTTTATCTGCCATGCTGATGTTATATTTTGTGAGCTCAGCTCTGACTTTATCACGAGCTTGCCCCAGCTTTTCTTGACCTTTATAGCCCGTTTCAACTGCTACCTGTTCCACAGCATTGACCGCATTTTGGGCCAAGATTTCAACAATCTTGATAGTCTTTTCTCCACCTTTTTGAACCAGGTAGTCTTTGACAGCTTTAACTGCCACCCCTACCAAAATGACTAGAATGCTTACTGCTCCGTTGATTAAAATTTCATTGATTTGTTGCATTTGTATTTTCCTCCAAAATTTCTAAATTTACAAATTTGTTAAACAGGGCGTCGATGCGCCCATTCCCACCTAACTTCTTGTAGCTAGAGTGCATTTTATGAACGATATCTGATTCATGAACCGTTGTATAACCACGCTTGAGAGCAACAGTAATATCACGTTCTAAACGTAGATACATAGTCACTAGATGCGCTTCATCATGAACTATTAACTTTTCATTCACTTCAGTTATTTTTTGCTTATTATCCTCGCCGATAGCGTGGATCGTGCTCAATTCCCCCTTCAGCTCCTTGAACTGTTCTTGGTTGAGATGACCTGCTTTACTGGCTCGCATGCCGAACCAACCAGTCGCAACAACTCCAATTGTGGGGGCTAGCTGAGTGATCGCATGTATCATTTTCTCAATTATTTCAGACCATGACATAAAATCCCCCTTAATCAATCCTTGGCATGACCACAGTCAGAATGCCCTTCTGCAACATTTCAGCAAGAGGTTGTTCTTTGAAAGTGTAGCCTTCGGACTGCTGCATCTGGAATTTCAGGATTGTGGGTGTTTCTTTCGGCCATTTCGGATTTGTATCGTATGGATAAGGCATCGATACGATATCACCGTTCGAGTAGCGACGGTCTTTGACAAGTGGCTTGATGAACTGAGCAACCTTGCTATAAGTATTCGTGGGCATGCCACCGTTCTGGCCAATTGCTAGAGCAATGAGAACTTCCGTAATTGCTGAGACGTTATCAAGGTTCTCTATGTTAGCAGTCAAATCTGTATTTGTTTTCGCAAGAGTCTGTACTGCTTGTTTAATCTCAGCTTGTGCCTTCACGATTGCTGAGCCTGGATCTAATTCAGCCTTAATAATATCCAACACGGCCTGAATCAAGACGTCCTCTTGATCATTCGTGCGGTCTCCTGCCAACTCACGCTGGTTAGTGCTATAACGATTCCCATCTTGCAAACGGATTTCTACAACGGTTGTAACTTTGTCTCCAAAACCACGAGTATAAGGTTTGGTCGCTAGTTCATAATTATTGATTGCCATTTTTCATTTTTCCTTTCGTTTCTTCAAATTTTGCTTTGAGTTCTTCGTCTGAGTCGATGATTTGCTTCATCTGCTCGAGCTCCATAGCGGTTACTGTGTAGAGGGCTTCGAGCGTAGCTGATTGAGTAGCTTCTTTGCTGATTTTTTCGCTAAGCGACTTAATCGCTAGACTGCTGATTTGTTTATCTTGTTCATTCATGCTGTTTTCTCCAATTTTTCTATTTTTTGATTGAGTTCTTGAATGGCCTTGATTAAATAAGGCACAAGTTCAAATGTGCGGTACGAGTATGCACCATCTGGGTTTTCATAAAACGCTTCTGGAATGTACTTCTGGACGTCTTGAGCCATGATACCGCAAGCGATATCCTCGATTTTGTCATCGTATTCTTTGCGATAACTGTACGTCTTGAGTTGCTCAATAACATCGAGACCTGAGACTGTACTAGCTTCGATATTATGCTTGTAGCGACGGTCTGAGATTTCTTTGTTAAGAGGAATCCAATCAGAACCACCACCGCCCCAAACAAAATACATGTAGCCATTCTCGCTAAAGATTTGTTTGTATTGAGGAGAGTAAATCCAGTATCCAGATTTACCTGAATTCTTATTATTATAGTAGATATCGCCTGTAACACGTAAGTCGCCATTTATTACCGGCGTGTTCCAAAAATATGCTCGATTGTAACAGAACATTTCGCCCGATTCTTTAACGAACCAAGCATAATTTCCTGGAGCATCCCAAGTCGTGCCCCAATTAACCCAAAGAGCTGTTTTGCCCCAATTACCAGCACCATTGCTCATTCCTACATAAAACTGATTCTGACCAGTCAACCAGTAAGTTGACGGGTCTTTATCGTGCGTACCAATCTGGAAACCACCAATTCGACCTTTGAACCCCTCAAGCAAAGTCGCAGATACTACAACTGACCGAAGCTTGTTGATGAAGGCTTCTTTAGCAGCAAGCGTATCCGTGAAAATATCGCTTGATACGAACATCCGAGCCATGGCCTTGTCCATAATCAGCTTATCAGCTGTGATAGTCTTTGAACCAATAATCTCAGCGTTCAACTTGGCAAATGCACCCTCACCAACGAATAGACGCTTGAAATATCCATCAATCGCCGTGAGTTCGTCCAGCAAGGTCTTACCCTTTAATCGGATTTTTTCAGCTTCAATCAAAATTTGATTGTTCGTTGCATTGATTTGCGAGACGATAGAACCTGCGCTAGTCAAGTTCTGGACAGCCCACGAGCCAGCGAGTTGGCTTTGAACCGAGCGAACAGCTTCGTTATCGTCCTCTGGGGATGGTTGCCAAGGTCGGGTCACTGTTCCTTCGTAAACATCCACATCTCCAAATAAGAGTATCGCCACATCACTATCAGTCGTTCCATTATTATCAATACGAATAAAACCTTCATCACATTCTCCTGAATCAAAGATGTAATTCTTTCTGACTGCTTCATCTGATGAAAATTTTACGTTATCAGCTAACGTCACGACTCTTGTAAATGTTTGATTTTCTCCGGCTTTTCGACCAAGAAAATAGATAGTCGCTCCCTTCATATTCCAAGTATTAAAAGCTGTCAAAGATACCGTATAACTTGTGTTCCGTTTCAAAGGGAATCGAATGGTTGAAGCTGGAACACTCTCTCTAGTTTTGTTGACAACATAAAATAGATTTCTTTTGTTTTTGAAGAAAAAATCATGTGTTCCGACACGAACAGCAGGATTTTGACCGATTTCCCAGTATCCCCAGTTTTTGCTATCTTGTGGATTTCCGCTATTTTTCACAAGGTTTGGTCCACCTTGTAATACATACTTACTAACCTCAACCTGAAACAGTTGATTAGTCAGAGCCATGCGAGCGACCTTGTTAGAGATGTCGTTCTCATTGCTACCGATAATGCGCTCATAGAGCCGACTTGTTTCTTGAACTCGCTGGAAGTCTGTCTGATTAGCCTTGTTAGCAATCTGAGATGTAATATTTGCAAATTGACCATCAATTGTCTGCTTGTATTGAGCAATCTGAGTAGCAATTTTGCCATCCGTTGATGTCTTCACTTCCTCAATCCGTCGCTCAATGCCACGGATACCCTCTTGATACGTGTTCTTGCCAACATATCCGCCAACAACTTCATTCTTCAATTTGGTTATATCAGCAGTTGCCTGCTCACTAATCCGCTTGGCTTCCTGTGCAAGCAGGGTACTTGCGCCAGCGTTTCGCAACGCTTCTTCAGCCCTGCGCTTGGCTTCTTGTAATGGGCCATTGTTAAAACTGCTAAAACGCTGTTCGATAGTATCAGACAGTTCTCTCTTGACTTCTTCGGCTCTGGCTTTTGCCAGTTCGACTTGATCACTAAAATCTTTCTTGATTTTATCGACTTTTTGGCCAAAACCTTTGTCTGCTTCTTCAATTTGGTTTTGAATTTGCTTCTCAAATTCACTAAATTGCTCAATCTTCTTCGTGAGCGTTCCTGCGTATGAATACTGTGCATCATTACCAGCTTTACTGTCTGCACTGATACGGCCACGAAGACCACCTTTGAATGTAAATGATTGATTCAATACGGGCGATTTGAACGTCTCACCCGTGTTCGTCTTGATGGTTACCCATTCGCCCACATTAAGTAAGAGGTGTCCTTGATAATTCAAATTAAACGGATAATAGCGAATATCCTTGATTTTGTGATAGAGATTATCCAAAATCGATTGCGTCATGAATGGATTGTCAAGTTCAAGTGAGCGACCAGTACGCATACCAACTGTGAGCGCCTCTTTATCTTTTTTGCAAGTTATCCCTGCAATCTGATATTGAACTTCACTCTTGGTCAATCCATGCATGAAGTAGCTATCTGCTGTAATTGTGATACTTGAGTCGGTCAATTCCTTGATTTCAAGTTTCCCTTCACGATTGAAAAAACAAGACATCCCGAGCATCTGAGTAGCTAAACTCAAGACGTCTCTGAATGTCATTTTCTTGTCTTTTGGGATATTCTCAATTACATAATTCATGGATGCAATATCCATGTTTTCGTTTGCAAGTTCGACACCCGTTTTTAGACAAATCTCTTTGATGACGTGTCTGACTTCTGCTGGATAAGTCAAGTCTGTGACATGTTCACGGTTTAGCTTGAACATCCCGTCCATAAGGTCAAGTTTGGTCGTTTTACGGTTTCGGTCAATTTCAATGTCGTTGATGAAGTATTCACCCATTTTGACCCATTCGTAGGTTCCATCGACCAAAAGACCGATTTCAGGGTAAATCTTATCTAACTTATTGAACGAGGTAATAATACTTGTGAACGTGATCTTACCACTTCCAGCACACGTTCCGCCCGGCTTGTATGTATCACCCTTGATGTAACCATAGTCAAAGCTAGCTTCTTTGATGTCGCTTGACTGATACTGCCCTACTCTAATAGCAAGAGTACGGTTTTTAGCAAACATAGCTTCATCAAATTTCTTACGTCTAAATATATCCATGTTTTACCTACCTTTCTACCAGATTAAATTTTGCACCAGACCACGGCTTGAGGTCGTTTGTAAATGAATAACTTGGAGCCGTTCTGTCTCCGACGTAAAAAGTACCTGTTGTTTGACCTCTTACCGGGTCGGGATAAGAGACTTCAAAAAAGACCGCTGATACGGCATTTAAAAGCTGACTCATTTCATCTTGAGTCAGCATGCCCCATTCGCAATCTAATTTTCGCTTGGTCGTGATACGGTCGCGCACCATGTCTCCGTTAGCATTTCGACCAGTTTCTCCATCAATATCTTGGATGCCTACTTGAAAAGATTTGGGAGGCTTAACAGCCACCCCGTTGATAATTAAGCGTGCCATTTTACCTCCCTTTAAATGTTAAGCAAGACTTGTCCTGCACGTTCTTGTTCTCGATTGATTTCTTGGATGGCCACACGCCCAAATTCGTGTCCACCAATCATGATGACGATGTCGCCATTGCCACTAAATCCTCCAGATTGTGGTAAACCACCGCCCAAGGCATTGACTACCGCACCGCCTACGATGCGACCCATAGTCTGCAAGAATCCAGTGTTTTCAAGAGGCATAACGACCTCTTTACCAGCTTCACCAATCATAGCTACAGTAGGACTATCAACGATACCACCACGAGCTAATCGAGGTAGACTTACATAGCCGACACTACCGACCCATCCTAGACCTGGAAGACCTCTGACAGTATCCAAAACTCCGTTAATCATGCCGATGAAGCCATTGACTACATTTTCAATCGTTCCAAGAACCGCATTAACTGCACTTCTGAAAGCTCCACCCACTGCGCTACCGACCATTTGACCGGCGTTCACGAAGATGCTTTGGACCGTTGACCAAACGCCACTGAAAAAGCTACCGATTGAGCTGAAAGCATTCTTGACAGCATCGAAAGCACTTCTGAAGATATTGCCGAACCACGGCGCAACATTTGAAAGGGCCGCTGTTACATCGTTCCAACGCTCACCGAACCAGGTGCCGATTGAAGAGAATACGTTTGTAAGGGCGTTCCAAGCCTTTTGGAACATATCACCAAACCATTTAGCTACGTCTGCTAGAACGGTTGTGATATCGTTCCAGCGTTCACTGAACCATTCGCCAATAGGTGTGAAGATGGCCACGATACCATCCCAAATTCCTTGGAAAATTGCTACAATCGTATCCCAGATAACCTTCAAAACTGCTACTGTTAAATCTAACAATCCAGTTAAGATTGTAGACAAGATGTTCATGATAGCATCGCCCGTTTCGGTGAAACCATCAAAAATCTTACTCATATCACTCGTAAGAATACCAGTGATGATGTCATATACACCCTTAACAAAGTCTGCTATGCCTCCGAATATATCAGCAACCGTATTGAATAAGATGCGGAAGACTTCTCCAATGTATTCAAGAGTTGGAGCTAGAACTCTCGTCAATTCCTCAACGATAAAGCCAATTACTGGTGCAACGTAGGCAGTGATGACTTGTGACATTTCTTGGAAACTTGCGACCATCTCCAAAATTTTTTGAATAAATGGAGAAATGTGTTTGCCAATTGTATCCGAAAAACCTTGACCGAGTTTCTCTATAACGGGTTGGATGTGATTGTTCCACCCGTTTACAAACAAACCAATAATGCCTGATATAGCTTTCGTTGATGATTCAATTGATGGACGAATGTATTGATCATACACACGACTGATTGAATCTGACAGGTCATTGATTGCTTGTTCTGCACTCTCGAAAATAGGAGCAATTGCAGACAATGCATTTGAAAAAGCCTCAGCAACGCCAGGCATATTATCTGTGACAATTCCCTCGATGCCTTTTAGTAGGTCACCGCCGAGTTTGAAACCAATCTCCACGATGCTAGCTTGAATAGCTAAAACAGCAGACACAATCGAACTTCCAATACGAACAGCGCCAGTCGATGTTATAACGTCGTAGAAGCCATCTGCGAACGCCTGAGCGATGTTTCCGGCTGAGGCAAACATATTACCCGTATTCTCAAATTGAGCAACTAGAGAGCGAATAATACGCTCTTTTTGGCGCCCTAGACCGTTTGCTATACTTTCGGCAAGAAAGACACCAATACCAACTCCGACCGTACCGATAGAGCCTGCAATCTGCCCTAGTGCATAAGCGATTTTCTCGGTCATACCATTAAAAGCATTGACTACTCGTGGATCAGTTGCAATTTCTTCGAGTGTCGTCTTGATTTGACCAAGACCAATCTTGATACGTTCTAAACCTTCAGCTCTGAATGCAGCAGTGAAGCCCTTGCTGAAGAGGTCTGTTAGTCCTTTCAGCTTATCTCCAAGGCCGTCAAAGATACTCTTGAACTGGTTGTCCATGTCAGTGAGTGCGACTTCTGGCAAGATGTCTTTAAAAGGTCCGCTTCCGCCTTTACCTTTCTTACCTTTGCCTTTACCACCGCCGCCACCAGAACCGCCAGAGCCTCCGTCATCAGAATCATCTTTCTTGTTCAAAATCGTGATTTCGTCAAATCCGGCTAGACCAAGCAATTCTTTGACTGCTTTCTTGGCATTTTTGGCAGAATCTCCGAGATTATCAGCTAGACCACCAGATGCATCGTCTGCGTCGTCCATGGCATCAGCGAGGTCGCCTGCACCTCCTGCTGCATCTTGTAAGGCTCCGTTCATATCTCCGACTACACCAGCTACACCGTCTTTGACAGTCGCTTTCTTGTTGAATATGAGAGCGATAAACTCAGCGAGTTTAGCAGTCACGTTCTTCAAGACCATAGCGAACGAGTTCAAGACTGGCATGATAGCGTTGATAATCGGCAAGAAGGCATTACCTACATTCAAGGCAGCATCCTTCAATAGCGATTTAAACAAGCTAATACGCCCATTGACCGACTGTGACAGGGTCGTGCCATACTTAGCAGTCGCTTGCTCCAGGATAGCCATGAGACGGATTTGTTGCTGGGTCTGATAGTCAAGTTGGTCCCAACTTTGACCGTTTGCAAAACGTTTGAACGCTTCAGTCGATTGGATCATGGCCACATTGACGTTGATTCCTAAATCTTCAATTGCTTCCGTGTTACCTAGCAAACCTGAACGAATACGCTCCATAACGTCTGTAATGCTACGACCTGAGCCCTCTGCGACTACTGCAGATGTCTGCAACATCTTAGCAGTGTATGCGCTCAGCTTGTTTGAGTCTTTGATAAAGCCAGAAAATAGGTTTGAATACACCGCCCC